ATCAGTCGTAGTCAGTACTTTGCCGCTGTGTTTATGAAACCATCGAACATACCAATAAGTCCAACTTATGGGTATCTTGTATATTTCGTTTAAAAATTCAGGAAATTTAGTATGGTAACTAGTATTGTAACGATAGCCGCGTTGGTCAAGATAAAGTCTAGCACACAGACCAACAGGACCCTCGGTGGCGATATGTATATAATCCGGAGATATCTCCTCAATCTTCTTGCCGATCTTCCTAGGAAGGCTAAGTTTAACTTCAGGGTAGCCTGGGCAACTAAAATGTAAGAACTCCCTGGGATCAAGGTATAAAAGGCTATACCCGTCCAAAACAGCGTGTTTCTCAATACTCTTGAAGGTCGTAACAACGCCATTGATCTGCTCCGGTAAATTATCAGTGATGACTAAGATTGTTTTATGCATCTTCCCTCTACTCGAAAACTTTCAAACTTTAACCAATAGGTCATACTTTGTAACACCTGTTCACATTGTTGCTGTGTTTGGAACTGTAGGGTTATTCTTCCCGGTATGTCGTTTGGGTTGTTTGTGTGAACTGCTATCAATATCATCAACCACATCATCTCGCTCCTTAGTCCACGTTACTATTTCCCAACGGCCGTCCCAATGTTCAACTAATGCTGTACAACTTTCGACCCAGTCACCGTCGTTCATATATGTGACACCGTTGATTTCTTTAATCTCTGCGTGATGTATGTGTCCGCAGATAACGCCATCAAAGCCACGCTTCTTACAGTAGTTGGCTAAGTTCTCTTCAAATTTGAATACGAAGTCTACTGCTTTTTTAACTTTGTACTTAAGAAACTTGCTAAGGCTAAAGTACCCAAAACCCATACGGCGACGAATCCAATTAAATTTACTGTTGAGGTTAAGAACAACGTCATATGCTTTATCTCCTAAGAATGCTATCCAAGGTGCTAGGCGGGTGATGCCATCAAACAGGTCTCCGTGTACAACTAGATAGTGTTTGCCGTCTGCGCCTATATGTTCTACTTGATTATGTATTTCTATTAGACCAAAATTGAAACCATATGGTATCATTGGTCTTAAAAATTCATCGTGATTGCCTGCTATGAATACAACTCGTGTGCCACGTTTAGCGTGTCCTAGTACTCTGCGTACCACGTTAGTATGACTTTGTTTCCATCGCCATTTGTTTTGTTGTATCTTCCAAGCATCAATTATATCACCTACAAGATAAAGAGTGTCGCAGGTGTTGTGTTTAAGAAAGTTGTTGAGATGCTCGGCCTTACAATCTTTGGTGCCGAGATGTACGTCGGAAATAAAAATGGAACGGTAAGTTCGCTGCATAGCAGTATTTACCGTTCCTTGGTGTGTGTAATATTACAGATCAGTTACAAATAATTAAATTTGAACTACGGTCCATCGGTGTGTAAAATGCTTACCTTCGGCCTTGCGTTTCAAGATTTTTTGGAACTCGTGTTTCTTAAGCTCTGCCATCTTCTTGGCGTCGTGGTCGAAGCAAGCCTTATACAGTTCCGCTATGAGCTTTTTCTGTCGCATAGTCTTGCCCCTCCTTGTAATTTATTTATTAACTGTTTAACACCTTAGCAACACTGTTCATTACAGCAGCGATGCGTCCAATGTCTCTCAACTGATCAACTGAATAACCTTCTGCCTTTAGTGTGTCGAAATGTGCCTTCACACAGAAATGACATTTGCCTACGATACTGGCTGCTAAACTATATGCCTCAAATCTTGCCTTTGTAGTACCGCCGTGACTGGCAATAGCATTCATACGCAGTTGTGGCGGGATGCCTTCTAGAGCACCGCCTACCATTTCAACATATGGATACCAAACGTTGTTCTGCGCCATGATAGCCGATGCTGTCAATGCTGCGTCACGTTCTCTGAGATCTTCAATGCCACTAGATACAAATGTTACTAACTTACCGTTGCCTGTGGACATTGCGGCTGCTAAGGCACACCCTTGAGCTTCTATTGCATCTAATGTGCTACGGTTTATAACCGCGTCAAGGTTTAGTCTAGTGTCCTTAGCGTATTCCGGGAGTGCCTCTTTGATTTGTTCTACCCAACTCATTGTGTGTCTCCTTGTGTTTTCTTAGCGATCGCTTTGTATCCTTTATATGTAGGATGCACACCATCTGCACTTATTTCGTGATCCCTAGAGTCAATGACGACATCGTGATATTTCTCAGCGATTTTTTGTACGTTGGCTCTCTTGGTATCTTTGATAGCAGGAAGGATCCAATAGACCCTGTCCGCTTTTACTAAATGCCTTAAAGTGTGTAGTTCCTCATAGGTATTGATACTTTTATAGTCGTTTGACCCTAGGCTGATAATCACAGTCTTTGCTTCTTTGTAATTAGTACCGGTGTATAGGATATGACGATTAACATAGTCATAACTATTGATACCACTCTTAGCATAGGTCACACATTCTTTACGGATCTGTCCCACTCCAACTGCAAGGCTATCGCCTAAAATCAAACATTCTAACATAATATTGTTCCCTTAGAGAGTCTCGCCACCAACTGTACGGTTACAAGCACATAGCTCGCCAGTTTGTAACGCATCCAATACACGAAGTGTTTCTTCTGGTGAGCGACCAACGTTCAAGTTGTTGACGGTAACGTGTTGGATAACGTTGTCTGGATCAACAATGAATGTGGCACGAAGTGCAGCACCTGCTGGAGCATAGAACACGCCGAGCTGATTAATCAGGCTTAGATCTTCCATGGTGTTGTCATTCCAACGCTGCGTATCTGCAAACTGTGTATGCGTGATCTTTTGTAGATCTGGGTGTGCCTTTTGCCAGCTGACTTTACAGAACTCGTTGTCTGTTGAACCTGTGAGCAGTACTGCATCACGGTCGGCAAAGTCGCCGGCTAGTTTGTCGTAGGCTACAATTTCTGTAGGGCAAACGAATGTAAAGTCCTTTGGGTAGTAAACGATTACTTTCCACTTACCTTCAAAACTTTGGTCTGTAATGTCAAAGAACGCATCTTCTGGTTGACCAGGCTTGACACCTGTTACTGCGAATTTTTCTAATTTATCACCAACTGTTTTCATATCTTCTCCTTGTGTGTGTTTGAAAACTTCAATAACTCTGTATTGTATGTGTATATTATATATCCTATTAAAATGCAAAATCAATAGATTTTTTCTAAATATTTTTTTATGACGATCATAGGAAAAATCAATAACGAAAAGAAAGCGGCCCGAAGGCCGCTTTACTATTTTGGTTGACAAGGCATAGTTGCCCCGGAGTGGCAGTTTCTTAGGCTGCTAGAGCGAATCTACCTTCATTAGCTGCACCAACGGTGTTGCCTGTGAAGTTCAATGCGCCAAACTCAAATGTATCTGCGTTTGCATTTACGTTTTTTGCTTCTGCGACCGGGTTACTCCAATCCTACGGGTTCTGCTTTCCCGAGCTGTCCACTCTGTTACTCTTTGCCCTGTCGAAACCATGTACACCCCCAACGCAGGATACTTTTAAAATATCCTCCGGTGGAGGTGGGGAGATTCGAACTCCCGTCCAGAACACTTTTCTCTTTGCTTCATACAGCAATAACTTTTATTTAATCCAACCTATCTTTTCGCCAGCATCTTTGCGACGATCATGTTCTTCTGGAGTATTTGGATATCTCCAGGCCCAAACAGCGACCAATGCCATAAACACTGCTGTTGAAATAATACCGATAAGTTTTACCCCACCTGTCCACATTAGTATAAGGCTTAATGACATCATTGTCAACATCAAATAACGTAGTTTTTGAGGAAAAACTCTTTTTTCGCTCCAATTGGTTAAAAATGGTCCGAAAATCTTATGATTGTAAATCCAACGATGCATACGCTCACTGCCCTTAGAAAAACAATAAGCTGAAAATACAATAAACGGGCTGTAAGGAATTCCAGGTGTGATCAATCCGATATAGGCCAGTCCTAAACTAATAAATCCTAAAACATTCCAAAATAATTTTTTCATTTTTATCCCGCAAATACATCTGATGAACCTGTCGCAGCGTGTCCGCAACTGGCTGTGTCTCCTGCTCGGCATACCGGTATATTATGAGCGAAAACAGTTCCGCTAGCACCTACCATAACAGGGCCGCTGTGAGGTGATCTTCCGTGACCAGATATGGCCGCTCCCTTAACTACTATAGGTGCATTATTGACAAAGACCGTAGGTGCAAGATTACCGACTATGGTACCTCCTGCTTGATCTACCCCTACTCTTGAGATTCCTGGCATATTAAAAAACCGTTGGTAAAGAACTAACTTTATCTTTGTATTGATTAAATTTGGCCAATGCTTCTGCTACTTTTTCAGCCGATATATTGTTTGTCTCTTCCAGTATTTTACCTTCTTCGATGAAGAGTTTATACAATGATAAAAGTCCTACCCATTCCCAAGGTCCTACAAAATGTACTCCTGTACCTTCAGCAAGTTCTTTAACTTTTTTCTGATAAGTTTCAATAGCTGTTAGTTTTGTGGCTATAGTTGTTTGTTGGGTAGCTATAGTTGTTTGTTGGGTAGCCATGCTTTCTACAGCAGTTTTTATAGCAGTAGAATTCGTTGCTAGGGTTTCTAAAGCTGTAGCTATTCTATCATAATACAAAGTGTAATCTATGGCTACCGCTACGCCTTCGCTGACACTTTCTCCAGTTACTACTGGTCTACTGTTTGGGTTGACTAATGTAATTGCCATTTAATTACCTCATCGCTATACCAGTTGTCCCTGATAGATATTGATCTGAGAATTCTTTGTCAGATGCTTCTATAACGACCACAGTTGATTTATTCATTTTAATTTCTTTATCGGGGCTAACAGTAAAAAGATAAGGCACCATCCCTATGCCCTTAGGACTCATGCTGAGAACTAACGGCTTAGATAGCTTATAATGCATCGGACCGTCTTCTACTAACTTTGCTACTAATTCTTCTCCGCTGGTGAGTTTTAGAGTGACCACTTCACCTATTGCCACGCCTTTGTCAATTAACATTCTATTTTCCTATTTTAATACCCGGTACCGTTAAATCCGGTTTCGTCGATATATTTTCTTAATTCTGTGAATCCGCCAATTACATTGCCATTGATGATAATTTGCGGTACTGTTCGAGCTGTAGGCACTTCTTCGAGCAATTCTTCTTTGGTGTATCCGTCGCCAATTTTCTTTTCTACAAATCGTATGTTACGTTGTCCCAATAATGCTTTGGCTTGATCACAGTGGGTACAGTTATATTTGCTCCAAACTACTACTTCCATTTTTATTTCCTTTCAACTTGAGTAAATCACGGAACCCTTGTTATCAGTCACTCTGACTAACAAGGCTCCCATATTCTTTCTATTTAATGCCGCCTGTATAGCAGCAGCTTCATTTCCATAAGAACCAATAGTAGTCCAAGACTCATAAGGACTTTTATTTTTAAACTGTGCTTTGTACATAATTATAGTTCCGGCAAAGACTCGTAGTCTATAGCATCTCCCATAACACCTATAATGTAATTAGTCGATTCGTTCTCTTGTAACGCAGTTTGTTTCTTTGAAGTATCGCTGTGTTTATTGAACCAAGGAATTGGATTGGTTTTAGGTGCAGGGTAAGAATATTTTATACCAATTTCTTTCAGTGCATTGGCCGCAGTAAAATCTACGAAATCTTTCAAAATGTTTGCATTCAAGCCAATGACAGGGCCTTTCTTGAATAGATAATCAGCCCATTCTTTTTCTTCTCGAATCACACCTAAATACATCTGATAAACTTCTTGTTCGCATTCTTGTTTGGCTTTGACAAATCTAGGATCTTCTTTAACTACTTGATTAATCAAGTAGGCTGTCCATCCTTTGTGTAGTAATTCATCTTGTAGGATCAAGCTGATGATGTTGCCGTTGCCGATAAAGATCTTATTCTCTACCATTGCTAACGATGTAGCGAATGATACCATAAAGCGGAATGCCTCTAAAGCGTAACTGGCATTCAGTGCTAGCCAGATTGCTTTGATGTGTTCGAATTCATCAAATTTTTCTCCTAGCTCTTTACGACAGTTGATCATATGCAATCGATCATAGTAATAGCCTACACTACTTGCCATCTCAACGATTTCTTTAGTGTCGTGGATTGTGTTGAACACTTCCTTAGGCACGTTATAGATGTTACGGATGATGTGACTGTAACTGCGACTGTGAATGTTGGTTTCGAAGAATGTCCAATTGTAGACTAATGCTTCTAATTCTGGCAGGCCCACGACTGGTGTAAAGATCTGACTTGGTCCACGCCCTTGCAGACTGTCAAGAGCAGTTTGACGTAGTAGGTTACTGGTGAAGATATGTTTAACTGCATCTGATGCATCCTTAAAGTCTTGTGAATCTTTAGTTAGACTAATCTCTTCAGGCACCCAAAAGAATCCCCTAGCAGTCTTTTCAAAATCTACAATTTTGTTATATTTTACTTCTTCAAATCGTTGAATGGTAACTGGACCTGCAGGGTCTAGAAACATCTTACGATTTGAGTAATCGGTTTTGGTTGATAGGTTATATTGTTGTTTGCTCATAATTATAATTTACACGCTTCGCAATCTTCTATTTCTTCTTCTGGGTGAAATCCGTTCATTTGAATTAATTCTTCGGCGGGTTCATTAGATGTTTTGCTTCCTGCCTTGTTGATCAAACTATAGTAAAAAGTTTTGATACCCCACTTATGTGCCTGCATAAGATTTTTAACAATTAATGTAGTAGAAACCTTACGATCTGGAAAATGTGCAGGGTTGTAGAAAGTGTTTGTTGAAATACTTTGATCAACATATGCAGCTAAGACAGCAGCAGTCTTTAAATATCCTGCACAGTCAGTTTGTTCCCACATAAGTTGATATTTGTTTTTTAATCGATTATATTCTGGAACTACCTGTGTAAAACTTCCGGCCTTGCTTTCTTTAGTTGATATAAGACTCATAGGCATTTCAATGCCATTTGTAGAATTAATAACAACACTACTAGACTCAACTGGAGCGATAGCCATAAGAGTAGCATTTCGTACACCATATTGCTTCATCTCCTCACGTAAATGTTCCCAATCGAGTTCAGGAGTAAAGTCAGCAAGTTCATTAACACCGTTGGCTCGAAGTTCCCAAGGAAAGATTCCCTGTCCGTAACGAGTTTTGGCACTGTCTACGCAAGCCCCTCGTTCTTTTGCCAGCTCTACTGTGGCTTCGGTTAGATAAAATGCCTGGTGTTCCATCCAAGATTTTACTTCGGCTAGAGCATCAGCTTCTCCATATTTCAGACCACGTTTGGCGTGCCAGTAGGCTAGATTGGTCACTCCTATGCCCAGTGGCTGTATCTCATCGTTACTGAGTTTGCTCTGTATCGATAAGAAGTCTTGATAATCAAGGATGTTACACAAGCTACGCTGTAGAATCCTTGCGGCCCTACGCATATCTTCTGGGTTCCGGAACGCACCCCAGTTGAGAGATCCCAGTGTACATAACGCTATGCGACCATCAGCATCGTCAAGTCTTTTAAAGGGACGTGTGGGTAATAGAATCTCACAGCACAAGTTACTCTGATATATCGCGTGATATTCAGGATTAAAAGGTCCTTGATCGATAACATTATCGATAAAGACCAAATAGATACGACCAGTGTCTGTGCGCTCCTTCAGTATACCACCCTTGAAAACTTCTTCGGCTGAGATAGATTTTTTTCTCAGTCCTGATTGTTTCTCATATTTTACATACAGTTCTTCGAATAGTTTAGTGTCTTTGTAAAATGCTTCGTAAAGATCAGGCACTTCGTTAGGATCAAAGAAAGTAATATTTTCTTTGTTTTTAAACCTACGCCAAAAGAAAGCTGATAAGACCACTCCGTAGTCCATGTGTCTAACACGAGTTTCTTCAGTTCCTTGATTGTTCTTAAGAACAATAAGGTCGTCAAACTGATGATGCCAAATAGGATAAAACACTGTAGCACTAGCATTTCTAATGCCGCCTTGTGAGCAAGAACGTAAGTCACCAAACCACTTCTTTAAAAAAGGAATCATACCAGTGTGCATGATTTCACCACCACGTATAGGACTGCCCAATGGACGTAAGCGTCCAATTTCTAAACCAATGCCTGCACGTTTGCTGGCATACTTGGCCATCATCTCCCCACTAGCAAATATGCTATCCAAATCGTCGTCACTGCGGATAAGAACACAACTAGAAAACTGTTTAGTAGGAGTCCCAAGCCCAGCCAAC